CCCCCAGCCCGCTCCGCCCCCAGCAAGGACGACACCAAGGCCCGCGCCCTGGCCCGCGCCCAAGCCATGGGCTACGCACGCAAGACCGACGCCGCCTAACCGCGGCTACGTAGACCGAGGGACCACGCCTCTCCTCCCGTGGACGACACCCCGCCCGGTGTCCGCCCCTACCGCAACGCACCCACTCCCCGGGAGGAGATCGGCGTGGACATCCAGCCGACCACCACGGAGACCAGCGTCACCGCAGACCGCCGCTGGCTGCTGTCGACGTATGGCACCGAGACCAACAAGACGATCACCCTCGACCTCACCCAGTTCGCGGCCGGCACCAACTACACCGCCGCCGTGAACGGGCTGCCCAACCTGATCCCCTCCGGCACGCCGCTGGGCAAGGTCACCGCGTCCGGCCTCTACGCGCCGTACGACTCCGCCGCTTCCGACGGCACCGAGGACTTCGCCGGGCTCCTGGAGTTCGACACCGCTTTCAACACCGGCTCCACCAAGGTCGGTGCCGCGCTGCGCATCGTCGGCGACGTCGACGTCAGCAAGCTCCCGGTCGCCTTCACCGTCCCCGCGGCCGCGAACCGCACCGACCACATCGTCTTCTCCGACCTCTCCTGAGAAAGGGCGTGAATCCAGATGCTTGAGGCCCTGCTCAGGGACATCACGGCGACCGACATCATCGCCTTCGCCCGCGCCGTGCAGACCCCCGCGGACTACGCACTCACCCAGTCGATCATGCCGGAGCGGCAGATCAACGGCGTGAAGTACCGCACCCGCCGCACCAGCCGCCGCGTCAACGCCGCGAAGTACCGCGCCTACGACGCGCAGACCCCGATCGCGTCCCGCGAGGTCAAGCGGATCGAGACCGAGGGCATGCTGCCCCCGCTCGGCCAGAAGTACCTGGTGGGCGAACTCGAGACGATCCTCCTCGCCGCCCGGCGCGGCCAGGACGCCTCCGAGCTGGTGCAGTCCCTGTACGAGGACACCGCAGCGCACACCCTGTCCATCCGCTCCCGCCTGGAGCTCGCCGTCGGCGACCTCCTCACCGACGGCAAGTTCACCCTGTCCGGGGAGAACGGCCTGACCATCGAGTACGACGCGGACGTCCCGTCGGCGAACATGCCGACCGCCTCGACCGCGTGGACTGACCCCACCTCGGACCCGATCGCCGACGAGATGGCGTGGCTGGAGGTGCTCCGCGCTTCCGGCGCCCCGATGCCGGAACGCGTCGTCACCTCCTACAAGGCCCGCGCGCTCCTGGCCGGCAACGACGCCTACCGCGCCGCCTACTACGGCAGCGTCAACCCGTCGAACACCCCCACGGCGACGCTCGCGCCGAACGAGGTCGACACCGTCCGCGCCCGCTACAACCTGCCCCCGATCGAGATCTACGACGTGCAGATCCCGCTCGACGACGGCACCATGAAGCGGCCGATCCCCGAAGACCGCTGGATCATGGTGCCGCCCAACCGGCAGCAGTGGGGCGAGACCCAGTACGGCATCACCGCCGAGTCCATCGCCCTGACGACCGGCGACAACCCGGCCATCGAGCTGGAAGAAGCCCCCGGCATCATCGTCACCCACGGCTGGCAGGACGACCCGGTCCAGGTGTGGACCAAGGGCTCCGCCGTGGCGATGCCCGTGCTGTACGTGCCGGACATCCACATCACCGCGAAGGTGTTCTGACCATGGCCCGCCTCGCCACAGACACCTTCGTGAAAGACCCAAAGACGCGCCAGATGGTGCATCTTCGGGCCGGTGAGGAGCCCGCACCCGAGTACGCGGCGCTCGTGAAGAACCCCGACGCGTGGGAGGGCGGCAAGGCCCCCGCCACCGCCGACAACACCGCCGACTCGACGTCCTCCAGCGACGACGACAACGACGGTGACAAGCCGGCCGCCAAGCGCGCGGCCAAGAGGCCGGCTCGGGGCCGGAGCGCCGCTGACGAGGGCACCAGCGGCGGCTGAGCGCGTGCGGGCCCGCCCCCAGGTGGGGGCGCCAACCGGGCGGGCCCGCCCGCGTACCTTACCCCCCCCCCCCACCCCACCCCGCCCCACAGGGAGGCCAGCAGTGAACACCGCCGTGCGAGCCTGGCTCCTCGCCGAACTCGGCACCACCACCAGCGTCACCGACCTCGAAACCCGCTACACCCGGTTGGGCACCGCCCGCGCCGTCGCCCTGGAAGTCCTCCGCGAACGCCTCGCCACGCTGCGCGCGCAGCCCTCCACCGTCAGCGTCTCCGGTGTCGTCTCCGTCGGCTACGCCGAGAACATCCGGGCCTACGAACGGCAGATCGCCGCTCTCGAGAACGGTGAACCGCCCGCCCCCGACGACCCGGTCGACGGCAGTACAGGCAGTCTGGGGCTGCTGCGGCTGCAGGAAAGGCCCCGGCGATGACCACCCCCGTCCGGCGCCGCGGCCGCACCCTCCGATCCCGCCTCCTCACCTACATCTCCGACGCCACCACCCGGCTGCGCTCCGCATGGCGCATCCTCACCACCGCACAAACCCGCTTCCTGAACCGGCTCGCCCGCATCCGCCCGGGTCACACCGCCCGTGCCCGCATCCGCGAAGCCATCACCGAGTTCAACCAGGCCCTCGCCGAGTTCAACCGCGAAGCCGGCGCCTTCGCCGACCGGTGGGTCTCCGTCGACCTGCCCCTCGTCTACCGCGAAGGCGCCCACACCCTCCTCGACCACTCCGCCCAACCCTGGATCCGCTTCTCCTGGACCCTCACCCACCAGCAGCAGGTCACCGCCCTCTCCGCGCAGTACTACGCCGACCTCACCGCCCGCATCAACGAAGCCCTCCGCCGCGCCCGCGCCTTCCTCCGCGCCGCCCAAGAAGCCTCCCGCGGCACCGCAGAACGCTTTAACGTCACCGCGCTGCGCCGAGAACACCCCCTGGACACCGTCGTCTACGCCAACAACCACCGGCACCCCGTCGAAGCATGGGCCCGCGCCGCGATCACCTGGCAGACGGTCACCACCGCCAACACCGCCGCCGCCCGCACCGCCCTCGACCAGCTTGGCACCGAATGGCTCGAGGTCCGCGACGGCGCAGAATGCGGCTGGACCAGCCACGACGACCCCGACAAGGCCAACCGCACCCTGCGCACCGTCCAGGACGCCCTCGCCCACCCCACAGCGCACCCGCACTGCATCCGGGAGCTGCTGCCCCGCCTCGACCTCATCGGCCGCACCGACATCCGCTCCGGAGCCCTCCTGTGACCGAACAGCCCATAGGCCCGATCCTCGACGGGCTCGGAACCACCATCGAGCTGGACGACGGCGACCTCGTCGCGTCGGCATTCATCATCGCCAAGGTCGTCGAAGCCAACGGTGACGTCTCCCTCGCCCTCGCCTCAAGCGACGGCCTCTCCTGGATCGAGCAAAACGGGCTCCTCGCCTCCGCCCAGCAAATCGTGAACCAGACCAACATCGGACGGAAGGGCGACGATGACTGAGCGACCTGCCGAGCCGCAAGCGCACGGCGTCCGCATCGACGCCCAGCCCGGCCACGCCACCATCACCCTCGACGGCACCCCCATGCCACCCGGCACCGTCACCGGCTACACCCTCCAGCACGACATCGCCAGCGGCATCCCGCTCGTCGTCCTCCACACCCGCCAGCCCGACGGCATCGCCTTCGAAGGCCTCGCCCGCGTCGCTGTTGGCGTCACCAAGAGCCCCGGCGAGCTGGTGGCCGCGTTCCTCTCCGAGGTCGATCCCGTCCTACTCGACCAGCAAGCGCTGAACCGGGCCGACTACGGCGGCGGTGACGGCGCCACCGCCCGGGCCATGCTCGCCACCCTCACCGAATGGGCCCGCGGCGGAAAGGCAGGCGCCTGATGGCCGGGATCAATCTGTCCGGGATCGCCGCCCTGGTTGAAGGGCTGATCATGCTGGACACCGTCCGCTTCACCACACCTTCCAGCGGCAAGCCCGTCTTCAACCCCACCACCGGCGCCTACACCTACCCCGAAGGCGACCTCATCTACGAAGGCATCGGCGCCGTGCAGGTTGCCGGAACCTCCGACGGTGTCACCGCCGACCCCTCCGCGAACCTGCCCTGGCCAGGGGAAACCCGCTCCCGCTACCGAGCACTCACGCCCCTTTCCGCGCCCATCGCCGCAAGGGACACCATCGTCACCGTCGTCGCCGTCCACGACGACGGGGACCTCACCCTCCTCGGACGGCAGTGGCGTGCCCTCGACCCGTCCGTTGGCGGCACCCTCGGCGTCGTCCGCATCACGGGCCTCGACCAGATCACCAAAACCGGTCAGGTGACCTGATGGACCTCGAGGACCTCGCCCCCCGCCTGGAGCAGGCCGCGGCCCGGGTCGGCCCGGAGACGAACCGGACCGTGCAGCAGCAGGCCCGCCTCCTGCGCGCCTTGATCATGGAGAACGCCTCCGGCCGGCCCGGCCCGAACGTCATCAGCGGCGACTACCGCGGCTCTTGGAAGCGAGAACCGTTCCCCGTCCCCAACGGAGGCGGCGCCGACGTCGGCACCAACGAGCCGCAAGGACGCCGCCTCGAGTACGGCTTCATGAACATGTACGACGCGCTGGGCCGCTTCTACCGGCAGCCACCCTTCCCGCACGTGGAGCCAGCTGTGAACGAACTGTCGGCCGACTACGAGCAGGCGTTCCACGACGCCCTGGACCGCATCTTCGGGAGCTGACGTGATCGACAGACTGCCCGTCACCGACGGCTTCCAGGCCCTCCTCGAGACCCTCACCGGCCGGCCCGTCGGACGCCGCACCGTCCCCCTCGACGACACCGGCCAGCCCGTACCGCCGCCGTACACGATCCTCGACCCGCTCGACCGCGGCGACGACACCAACACCCTCGCCGACAACCACACCGCCACCGTTGTCGGCTACCAAGCCACATTCGTGTCCGGCCCGGCCCCCGGAGTCCCCGACAGCCGCGGCGGCGACGAACAAGCCCAGTGGCTCACCGACCGCGGCTGGAAAGTCGTCGAACGCCCCGCGAACGGCAGCCCCGGCTACGCCCACCCCATCAACGTCGGCCCCGGCGTGGCCTGCTGGAAACGCGAGGCCAGGGAAGCGGGGGGAACACCTGATCCGAACGATGGCATCATCACCAATGTGATCAGGTACCGGCTGTACCTGACGAAGACCGCCTGAGCGCAGGCGGCTCGTACAACCGCACCGCGGCGGGCCCCGCGGACGCCACCACCTGGTGGCCGCCACACCACACACGTGTAGCAGGGGCCCCACTCTCGGCCCCTATCCGCGAGGGGCCATTCATGAGGTTCAACCGCAAGGGCGTCACAAAGATCAAGTTCCTGCCGACCATCGCCTCGTCGTCGCTGCTGCCGACACGCGCCGAGATCACCGCCGGGAACGACCTGACTCAGGGCATCCACTCCATCGACGGATGGTCGCTGGAGAACCAGCCCATCGAGACCCCGGACATGGACAGCACCTTCGTCCCGAAGATCGACGGAGACGACACGGCAGCCGACTCCAGCCTGGGCTTCTACGAGGACAACACCCTCGACGACATCGAAACCGAGCTGGCCAAGGGCACCACCGGCTTCATGTGCATCTTCTCCAAGGGAGACGTCGCCTCCGCCAAGGGCCTCGACGTCTACCCGGTGAAGGTCGCCTCCAACTCCAAGCAGTACTCCACGGACAACGAGGCCGCCAAGATCCTTGTGCAGTTCGTCATCACCGACCGGCCGGCGTTCAACCAGACCGTCCCGTCGATGACCTGACCCTTCCCAGCCGCCGCATCACCCACCAGCCCCCGGCCGGGCCCGTGGCGTACACGGGAAGGGCGCCACGGGCCCGGCCGGGCCTTCCCCCTCGGAGAGCCACACATGGCCAGCACCAGCAGCACCAACGCCTGGGACGCGCTACAGAAGCGCCTGGACGGCATGCCCAAGCCCACTAAGACCCTCACCCTGTGCTCCGACCCGGACATTCAGGAGCGCTACCTCATCGCCAAGCGCAAGCACGCCGCCGCCGTTGACTACCGCGACGACCTGTCTGCCGACGCCGACGAGGAAGCCAAGGCCCTCGTTGACCGGCAAGTCCGCGAGGCGGCCACCGAACTCGACGAGGCCTCCAAGGCGTATACGGCCCACTCCGTGACCCTGACCTTCAAGGCCCTCGAACGCGGGCAGCTCGAGCAGCTGCAGGCCCAGTACCCGGCCACCGAGGAAGACGAAGAGCAGGGCCGGGACTACCACTTCGACACCTTCGCCCCCGCGCTGATCTCCGCCTCCAACGTCGACGGCATGCCGCTGGAGTACGCCACCCAGGCGATGAAGACCTGGTCGTGGGCGGACTCGCAGGACCTGTGGAACGCCGCCTGGTCCGTGCAGCAGACCCGCCGGTCCGACCTGGGAAAAGGCTGATCGACGATGCCCGGTTCCGTGCCGAGATGCAGCTGTGCCGGGAGTACCGCATCCCGCACAGCTACTTCCGCGGGCACGGCACCGGCGCCTGGTCCGACCTCGACCGGCGCAAAGCCCTCGCCTACGAGCGCTACCTCAAGCAGGTGTGCCCCTCCTGCGGCACCCGCGCCGAGGAATGGGACGAGAACGCCGGCGGCGACGAGGACGCCTACCGGGCCACCACCCACCGCTGCATTGGCTGCCAGCTGATGGCCGACAAGCAGAAGGAAGTCCCCGACGGCGACGACGGCCACGGCGTGAAGGTCGCCCTCATCCCCACGAGCGTCGCCGTCGCCCTCGAGCTGGCCAAGACCCACCGCCACTAGGTGAAGGAAGGAGCCCGCCACCGTGTCCGAGTGGAACCTCAGTGTCCGGCTGACCGGCCAGGGCTCCGACCTGGCCCGCACCCTGCGCAGCACCTCACGCGACGCCCGCACCGCATCCCGCGATGTGACCGCACTGCGCCGCGACATCAGCCGGCTCCGCACCGAAGCTGCCCGGGACATCCGCGTCCGCGTCCGCGCCGACGCCCGCGGGCTGCGCAGCGACGTCCGTGCAGCGCTCAACACCGCCGGCAGCGGCCAACGCCTCGGGGTCCGCCTCGGAGTCGACGCCCGGCGGCTGCGCAGCGACGTCCAGAGGGCACTCACCGCCGCGGGCACTGGTCAGGGCATCCGCATCCGCCTCAACGTCGACGCTGCCCGCTTCCGCTCCGATGTACGGGCCGCGCTCACGGCAGCCGGAGCCGGTCAGAACCTCACCGTCGCCCTGAACGTCAACGGCGCCGCCGACCTGGCCGCCCTGCGAGAAGAGTCCGAGCGCACCGCCCGCTTTCTGAACGACCTGCAGGACTCCGCGCGGGACGCTGGCAATCAGCTGGACGTGCTGCGCAACCAGTCTCTGGCCGCCGCCGTGGGCCTGCGCTCGATGAACCGTGCGGCCGGCTCGGGACGGACACGCCTGGACACCCTGTCCGCCAGCACCCGCACCTTCCGCAACGATCTAGACGACCTGGACGGCTCCCTGACCAACGTCACCGGCCGCCTGTCCGGGCTCCGCGGCCGAGTCGGGGGCTTGGGCGGCGGATCCGGTGGCGGTGGCTTGAGCGGCGGGGCATCAAGGGAAGCCCTCAAAGCGATCATCCTGCTCGCCCCCGCCGCGATCCCCCTCGTGGCCGGCCTGTCCACCAGCCTGGCTCCCCTCCCAGGTCTGTTCGGTGCTGCCGGAGTCGGAGCCATCGCCTTCGGCGCCGCCCTGGGCGGCCAAGTCGCACGCCTCGGCGAGGTCGCCGACGCGCAGAAGAAGTACGACGACGCCGTACGCGAACACGGCCGCTCCTCCGCCGAAGCGATCAAGGCGCAGCTGCAGTACCAGCAGATGCTCGCCCAGCTCCCCCCGGAGGCGCAGCGCGCGGCGATCGCCCTCGCCGACCTCAAGAGCAACTTCCGTGACTGGTCGGACGACATGGCCGGCTTCACGATGACGCCGCTCACCCATGGCATCACCGTCCTCGACCAGCTCATCCCGCGCCTCACCCCGCACGTCGAGTCGTTCTCCACCCAACTGGACCGGGTCGTCACCGTTGCTGGCGGCGCCATCGAAACTCCCGGCTTCGACGCCATGGCCGACAAGTTCGCCGACTTCTCCGACCGGCAGCTCGATGAGATGACCGACGGTGTCATGCACTTCCTGCGGGTCCTGTCCGAAGGCGGCGCCTTCCAGGACGGGCCGATCGCCGCCTTCATGGACTACGCCCGCACGAACGGCCCCGCCGCCCGCGAAGCCCTGTCCGCCATCTCCGACGCCGTCGTCACCCTGCTGCAGGCCGGAGCCGAAGCCGGCCCAACCCTGCTCACCCTCGTCACCGCCGCCGCCCAGCTGGTTGCCGCGCTGCCGCCGGAGCTGGTCGGCATCATCATCCAGGTTGCCGCCGGCCTGAAGCTGGTGCAGCTCGCCGGTGCGGGTGCGGCCGCCATCGCAGGAGGCGTCGCGGCCCTCGGCACCCGGCTCACCGCGCTGCGGGCCGCGTCCACCGCCGCTGGTGGTGGCATGGCCGGCCTCGCTGCGGCGTTCGGCACCCTCGGCACCGCCGCCAAGGCCACCCTGATCGCCTCCGGTATCGGCATCCTCCTCATCGCCCTGTCCGAGCTGTCCGACATGGGCAAAAAGGCGCCCCCGGATGTCGACAAGCTGACGACATCCCTGCGGGAGCTGGGCACCACGGGGCGTGTCAGCGGCGAGGCGGCCCGCTCCTTCGGCAAGGACCTGTCCGGCCTGGCGGACAGCCTGCAGAAGGTCACCGACCCCAAGGGCCTGGACCAGGTCCAGCAGTCCATCGTGTCGTTCTTCGGTACCGACTCCACGCCGGTGAAGGAGGCGAAGGAGAACATCGACGCGGTTGACAAGGCCCTCGCCAACCTGGTGAAGAACGGGCAGGCCGACCTCGCCGCTGCCGCGCTGGACAAGCTGTCCGCCAAGCTCAAGGGGCAGGGCTTCTCCGCGGAGCAGATCCGCGACCAGATGGACGACTACAAGTCCGCCGTGGCCGACATGAAGTTCGAGCAGGAACTGGCCGCTCAGTCCATGGGCCTGTTCGGTGAGGCGGCGCAGCAGACCTCGGCGCAGCTGGAGGCGCAGAAAGCCAGCGCCGACGGGTTGCGGCAGTCGATCGTCGCCCTGAACGACGTCAACCGCGCAGCCGGTTCGGCCATGTCCGCGTTCGAACAGTCCATAGACGACACCACCGAGGCGCTGAAGGACCACGCCGGAGCGCTGAAGTTCCGCGACGGAGAGCTGGACCTCGGTTCGGAGAAGGCCCGCGAGGCCGAGAAGGTCCTGTCCGAGCTGGCCGCCAACACCGACGCCGCAGCCACCGCGGCTCGGGAGCAGGGCAAGTCGTGGGAGTACGTCAGCAGCATCCAGGAACGCGGCCGGGAAGCCTTCGTCAAGGCCGCCGACGCTATGGGTCTCACGAAATCCCAGGCCGAAGCGCTGGCCGCCACCTATCTGAAGATCCCGGACAAGAAGTCCACGGTCCTGGAGATGCGCACCGAGGACGCCATCGCCGGCCTGGATGCGGTCATCTCTGCGATCAACAAGACGCCGAACGACAAGTCCGTCACCGTCAAGGCTCTCACCACGGACGCCATCGACCTGCTGGAATCCCTCGGCTACACGGTGACCAATTTGAAGGACGGCCGGTTCAAGGTCACCGCCGACACCGCGACCGTGGCGGACAGTCTGGCTGAGGTGGAGCGCGCCCGCGACGGCCTGACCAACAAGACGATCAAGATCGATGCCTTGACTAGCGGGGCCATCGGCGAGCTGACCAAGGTCCAAGCCAAGATCCGAGCCACAAACGGCAAGACCATCACCATGCGCGCCCCGACCGGCGCGGCCATCAAGGCTCTGGAGTCCCTCGGCTTCAAGGTCCGGCAGGTCCCCGGCAGTAAGAACGTCAATATCACCATCCCCACCGGCGGGCCCCGCTCCGCGGTCTCCGCGATACAGGGCTACATCAACAGCCTTCACGGCAAGACCATCACCCTGACCACCGAGCACCGCACCATCTACACCGGCAAGGGCGGCCGCGGCCCCAACGCCGCCGGCGGCGGCCTGCTGGCCACCCTGCCCAAGCAGCGCCTTGCCACCGGTGGGCCGATCCAGGGATTCCCCGCCGGCGGCTACATCGAAGGCCCGGGCACCTCCACCAGCGATTCGATCCTCGCCACGTTCCCGTCCGGGGCGATGGCCAGGGTCTCCAACTCCGAGTACGTCATCCAGGCCGCCGCCGTGCGCAAGTACGGGGTGCAGACCCTCAACGCCATCAACAGCGGCCAGATGAAACTTCCGCGCCTGGCATCGGGCGGCTCGGTCACCGACTGGCGCTACGACCCGCAGACCGGCTCCCTCTACTCCGGCAACGACATAACCTCCGCCGGCAACAAAACCAAGAAGGTGAAGGTCAAGGTCAAGGGCAAGTGGCAGACCAAAGAGGTCGAGTACTTCGACATCACCGCGGTCGAGAAGAAGCTCAAGAGTGCGGCGAAGGCCACTCAGGCGTGGAACGCCGACCTGCAGAAGGTCGCCGACCGGGTCGGCGGTGACGTCGCCGAAGCCCTCGCCTCCATGGGCAAGGAGGGCATGAAGCTCGCCGACAAGATGGCCAACGGATCCACCAAGTACATCAACGACATGGCCAAGGCCCTGCGTGACCTGCAGAAGACCGCCAAAGCCTCCCTGACGGACTACACGCGGCAGCTCACCAACGCCAACAAGGTCAACAAGGACTTCGCCGAGGACCTCGCCAAGCTGGCTTCGATGGGCTACGGCGACCTCGCCGCCCAGCTGGCCTCCCAGAACGATGAGGCCGCCCAGCAGCTCGCCGACGCCGCGGTGAAGGACAAGAAGAAGGCCGCGGCAGCGGACAAGCAGGCCAAGACCGCGAACAACGCGCTCACCGCCGACCAGGTGCAGTCCCTGGTGCAAATCATCGCCGCGATCAAGACCAGCAAGACCGGCATCCACGACGTCGCCGCCACCACCGGCCTGGGCGAAGACGAGATAATCGCCATCGCCAACAAGGCCAAAGCCCAGATCCACACCTCCCTAGGCTCCCGCGCCACCAAGTTCCTCCAGGACCTGGGCAAGGCCAACAAATTCCAGGCCTACGCCGACGGCGGTATCCGCTCCGGCATCTACGCCACCCGCGGCGGCCTGTACCGGTTCGCGGAGCCGGAGACCCACGGGGAAGCCTTCCTGCCGCTCGCGCCCAGCAAGCGCCGCTCCGCCCTACCGGTCCTCCACGACGTCGCCACCCGCTTCGGCCTCGGACTGACCGACGCACGCGCCACCCGCCCGGTCGTCATCGTCCGCGAATCCAGCCCCACCAACGTCAGCGTCACCGCCGTCCGCACCGGGGCCTCCGCATCGGACATCGCATCGCAGGTCGGCCGCTCGGTACGCCGGGCCCGCAGGGGAGGGGTGGCCGCCCGTGCCGCTTGAGGACTGGCAGTACGACATCGGAGGCGTCGTCATCGGCGCCGGCACCAACGTGCAGGTCATCGAGACCACCGGCCTCGGGCGCCCCCCAGTACGGGAGTCGGACGTGGACCAGCCGTCCATGGACGGCCAGTTCGCCGGTCCCGACTACTGGGCCGGACGGCAGATCCAGTTCGACGCCGCCATCAAGATCCCCGGCAATGCGGCCGCCTGCCACGACATGGTCGCCACGCTGCAGGCAGCCACCGACGCAGCCTCGGTGCGGCTGGTGGGCGGGCAAGGCCTGACGCTGCGCATCAAACGACCCGGCCGGCCGGTGAAACGCCTCACCGTCCGCGCCCGGAAACTGGACCCGGAATACCGCCAGGTCATCCACGGCTACGTGCCCCTCGACATCGAGCTCCTCGCCCACGATCCCACGCTCTACGCCGACGAGGTGTCCACCACGGAGCTTCCCCTCGGCTGGCTGACCGGGGGAGGGTTCGCCGCACCGGTGGCAGCCCCGATCTACGTGCAGGACGGGACCGTCGCCGCCGACCGGCCCGGCTGGGTCACCAACGCCGGGGACGCCGACGCGTGGCCGATCATCCGTATCACCGGCCCGTGCGCAAACGTCACGATCACCCACGTCGCATCCGGCCGATCCCTCGCCCTGCCCACCCTGAACCTGGCCGACGGCCGCTGGATCGAAATCGACACCCGGCCCGGCCACCGGACAGTGACCTGGGACAACGGCGGCAACGCCTCCACCTACCTGTCCCCAGGCTCCCGCATCGACCTGTTCTCCATCCCCCCGGGCACGTCGGAGATGCGGTGGACAGCGTTCGACAGCTCCAACTCCGCCCGCCTCAACATCACCTGGCGCGACGCCTACATAGCCCTCTAGGAGCCCCGACATGGCCTTGTTTCCCCGGCCCATCCTCACCAACGGGGCCACCCACAGCGCACAGCAGTTCCGCATGCTCGTCAGGGATCTCGCCAACGGCGCCGAAGGCATCACCCAAGGCGACGACCTGAAGGTAACCCAGCGCTCCACCCCCGGCGGCGGTGTCACCGTCGGAGACGGATCCGGCGTCATCCGCGGCCGCGCCAACGCATTCCAGGGCACCTACTCGGTGTGCAACATCGGCTCCGTCAACGTCGACATCGCCGCCACCGGCTCCGGCGCCGGACGCTCCGACATGGTCATCGTGCGGGTGGAAGACCCCGAGTACGAAGGCGACCTGAACCCCGAGGTCGACCAGATCGCCTACTTCCAGGTCATCCCTAACGTCTCCAGCTCCGCCACGACGATCCCCGACGGCCGGACCGGTATCCCGCTGGCCCGAATCGACATCCCCGCGTCCACCTCCACCATCACCAACGCAATGATCACCGACCTGCGGAAAGTCGCCAACCCCCGCAGGTCCCGCTTCTTGGACACCCAGTCGCCGGCCAGCATGAGCAGCGGCATCGGCGCCTCCACCGCCCCCGCCTACTTCTCCACCGCCGCCGGCCTGAGCATCCCGATCCCGGACTGGGCGACCAAAGCCATCGTGAAGATCGATGTCTCGCCTATCCGCTACGACCTGGGCAACTTCTGGGGCTACCTGTCCGCGACCTTCGGCGGCTCACTGGTGCTGGAGTCGACCACCCTCGACGACAACCAGGGCAGCGGAGTACGCCGGATCCCCGCCATCGTCGCCGACACACTGACCATCCCCGGCGCCTACCGCGGCACCAGCCAGCTTCTGCGGGTGCGAGCCGCAGCCGCCGATACCGGGCAAGCAGCCCGCATCTACGTCGACTCCGGCACCACCTTCGTGTACGACGTGCAGTTCGAGGAGGCCCCGCGGTGACCGTGGAGTCGCCCATGAGGGTCCTCACCCGGCACGCGGTCAGCGGGGCGTGGCTGTCGACCGCCCTGCCGGTCACAAATCTGGAGTACGGGCCCGAACTGTCCGGGCCAGGCGAACTACGCGGAGTCCTGTCCCCGCGACTCGTCGCCTCCAATCCCACGCTGGCCGACCCGGGCACCACGGAGATCTACGTGGAATCCGAGGGACAGCTGGAGTGGGGCGGTCTCATCTGGGACGTCCGCGAGCAGGGCAGCGACTACGCCATCGAGGCCGCCTCCTGGTCGTCGTATCTGCAGAAGCGATTCGACCTCGACGGAGAGCACGGCGGCCGCGGCCCCTACGTCTACACCGACCGCTGCCAGGTCATCCGCAACATCTGGGACTACGCCCAATCCGTCCAGGACGGCGACCTGGGCGTCGTCGTCGACTCCACCACCTCCACCTCTAAGGTCGGCACCCCGGCCGACGTGTGGCACTCCTACTGGTACGACACCAAGAGCCTGGGGGACCAGGTTGACGAGCTCGTATCCGACCAGGCCACCCCCGAGTACACCTGCACCACCAGCTGGAACGCTTCCAAGACCGACGTCATCAAGCGCATCCGGCTGGGCTGGCCGCGCCTCGGCGCCCGTCGCAGGGACATCGAGTTCTCCTCCGGCGTCAACATCATCGAAGAGCCTGAGAAAGCCCTCGCAGGCGACGACTATGCACAGGTCGTCATCGGCACCGGATCCGGCGACGGCTCCGCCAAGCTCCGCCAGGTCTCCGCCGTCCGCAACGGCCGCCTCCGCCTCGAGGCTGTCGCAGCCTTCCCCGAGGTCAAAAGTGCCGACATCCTCAAGCAGCGCACCGAGTGGGAGCGGGCCTGGCGGCAGACCCTCGGCAGTGTCGAACAGGTCGTCCTGCGCGACACCCCCGCCGCCCCGTTCGGGTCCTGGCAGGTCGGAGACGACGTCTACACCCGCATCCACAACGACTGGACCTCCTACACCGGCTGGTGCCGGATTACGGGCTGGTCCATCAAGCCGACCGCCCGCGGCGGCCCGCAGGCCGTCGTGTCGCTGAAGCCCGCCGAGATGTACACCTACGGAGGCCAGTGATGGACATCGGCCGTGAATTGCACGCCCTGCGCGCTCGCCTGGACCGCATCGAGGCCTCCGCCCGCCTGTCCCACGCCGCCATCGACAACACCGCTGTGGAAGTTCGGGACAACACCGGCAGCCTGCGTGGCCTGCTCGGCGTGCAGGCGGACGGCACCACCGCGGTGAACATCGTCAACGGGCCCCCGCCCCCGGCACCGTCCACGCCGATCCTCACCTCCGTCCTGGGCGGCATCACCGTCTCCTGGGACGGCGCCTTCGCCGACGGGGCGGTGATGCCGCTGGACTGGCAGCGCGTCGAAGTCCACGCCTCCACCACCACCGGCTTCACGCCCGACGCGGCCACGCTGCAGGGCACCATCGAATCCCCGCGCGGCTCCACCGTCGTCGTGGTCACCGACGACCCCGTGTACGTGCGGCTGCTGGCTCGCAACACCTCCGGAACCGCCAGCGCCCCCTCGACGCAGGCCGGCCCGCTGGGCCCGACACCGGTGGTCGCCGACGACATTCTCGACGGCATCGTCACCGAGACGAAGCTGGCCGCCGGCGCGGTCACCGAAGCGAAGATCGCCGCCAACGCGGTCGGCACCGTGGCGCTGCAGGAATCCGCGGTCCACGCGGAGAACCTCGCCGCGGCCGCCGTCGAAGTCGGGAAGATCGCCGACAATGCGGTGACCGGCCCGGCCATCGCCTCATCCGCGGTCTCGGCAGGGAAGATCGCAGCGAACGCGGTAACCGCCACCACCATCGCAGCGAACTCTGTGACCTCGGCGAAGGTTGCTGCTGGAGCCATCACCACCGACAAACTGACCGTCACCGGCGGCGCGAACATCCTCACCGATCCGTCCTTCGAAGGCGCCTACACCGCGGCCCTGGTCGCCGGATCCACGTTCGCCAGCCAGGACACTACCGCGGGAAACGGCTCACCCACCTCCCTGAAGATCGACGCCACCTCCGCCACTGCGGCCTTCCGGTCGGTGGCGCTCACCTCGGTAGCGACCCTGCCCGGCGAGCAGTGGAACCTGGCCGTCGACTACTGGGTATCGAACAACTGGGTCGGCACCGAGATCAGCATCCACGCCCGGTGGGAGACCGCCACCGGAGCGGTCGTCTCCTACAGCAAGGTCCTCGTCACCACCCCGGTAAGGGAGACCTGGACCCGCATCACCGGCACCGTCACCGCGCCGGCCACCACCGCCCGCATCGTGCCGAGGGTCGAGTCCGGCTCCGCCACGGCCGGCTTCGTGCGCTTCGACAACGCCACGGTGCGGCCCGTCCTCGGCGGCACCCAGATCCAAGACGGCGCCATCACCACCCAGAAGGTGGTGGCCGGGGCGATCCAGACGGCGCAGCTGGACGCGGGCGCCGTCAACGCCGACAAGATCGCATCCGGTGCGGTCACCACCGCCAAACTCGACGCGCTCGCCGTCACCAGCGACAAGATCGCAGCGAACTCCATCACCGCCAGCAAAATCCTCGCCGGAGCGGTCGACGCCACCGCCCTCGCCGCGGACGCCATCACCGGCAAGACCATCACCGGCGGCACCATCACCGGCGCCCTCATCCAGACCGCCGCGTCCGGACAGCGCATCACCCTCAACGAGGCAGGCGCCAACAAGGTCCTCGTCTACGACGCCACCCGCCCCGTAGCGGAGATATCGGCCCTCGGCCTGGGCCTGGTCGGCACCGGCGGCGCCAAGATGGTCCTCGACCCCAACGCCGTGTATCCGACGCTTCGCCTGACCAACGCCGCCGGCACCAACGAAGCCGTCCTCAACGTCGTGGAGAACACCCCCGGCTCCGCCAACCCCGGGCTGAACACGGGCAAGTTCACCGCCTCCGGGTTCACGGACATGAAGTGGCGGACTTTCATGGGCGAGGACTTCGCCGTCATCGAACGGATCCGCGACAGCAGCAACAGCACCGTCATCGGCGGCCGCCTGGACCTGCGCTACGACTACGCGGGCATCGCCTTCATGGACTCCACCGACAGCACCCGCTACGCCGACGTCGTCCTCACTCCCGGACTCGCGAAGACCCGGGCCCGCGCCATCATCCAGCCCAGCATCGGCGACGCCAACAGCGTCCTCTTCATCCAGCCCGGGCCCTCCCACACTGGCTACATCCTGCGCGCCTGGGACCCCGACAACAGCACCTACCGCTTCGCCGTCGACCGGCTCGGCAACACCGACATTAACGGCATCCTCTCCGCCGGGAACATCGCCGCCGGGCGCCTCACCATCACCCCCGTGCCGGGCACACCGACCAGCCAGAACGTCACCGGGCTGAGCCTAAAAGGCACCAATATCCGCGTCGTCGCCTGCGCGGCCACCACCGTCCCAGGCACCCAGGTCACCGGCGTCGGCGTCACCAACCAGTCCGCCACCGGATTCACCGTCTGGGTCACCCGCACCAACAACACCAACACCGTCATCGAATGGATCGCATACGGCGTATGAGTACAGAACCCGAGCCCCCATCGCCCACCCCCGAGCCGGTCCCGGATCCCCAGGAGCAGCAGCCCGATCCTCCGGCCGACCCGGACCCGGTCGTCGTCGAACCGGAACCCGAAGAGGACACCACGCCGCCGCCACCACCGGACGGCACTCTCGGCACCGTCGTCACCGTGGAGCCGGGCACTTGGTACGAGGTCACCTCCGTGTGCACCACCGCCACCTGCCCCAACCTCAACACGTCCACGACGGAGCCGATGGTGTACTCCAACGCGGGCAGCATCCGCATGGTGTGCGGCCGCTGCGGAGCGAACCGGCCCATCCTCACCGTGACCAAGCTGGACCCGCAGCCCGAGATGTCCTAGCCGTCGGTGTCCGGGCGGGGGGAATGCCCGGCCCGGACGGCCATACCCTGATCACTGGGCGACCCTCAGCCCGCAGATCCACCCTTGAGGGACGGCCGCACGCAGCGGCCCGCCACCACATTCACCTGGGCGCGGGGAAGATCCAGGAGACCGGGCCATGCCCGATCCGACCACACAGCAGGACGAGCAGACGGCTGCCCGCAAGAAGTCGACCCCGGTCACCGCCGACGTCGAGACGCCGGTGCCGCAGCCGGCCGCCACCGACACCTCCGCCGCGGCGTACGAGCCGTACCCGGGCGCCGAGTTCTTCCACGGCGGCCGCCACAGCCCGATCGTCACCGCGATGGCTCGCCGCCTCGAGGCCGAAGGCTGCACCGACGGCCGCTACCTGGGCCCCGACTGGACCAACGCCCACCGCGACGCCTTCGCCGCCTGGCAGAGGCAGCTGCGCCCCAAGGAGGGCGGCGACGTCTCGGGTACCCCCGACAAGGTCGCCTGGGAACGGCTCCACGTCCCGCGCGTCAGCCCCCGCACCGAAGGGGAGTCCTGATGGCCAACGCCCCCTCCGCGTCCACCTTCGCCGGGCTCATCCGGTCCGAAGGCGTCACCGTGGTCGAGGTCGGCGACTGGGAGACCCACAACCGCAACAGCAAGGGACCGTGGGGCCCCATCAACGGCGTGATGATCCACCACACCGTGACCACCGGCACCGCCAGCACCGTCGAACTGTGCCGCAAGGGCCACTCCACGCTGCCCGGGCCGCTGTGCCACGGTGTCATCGCCAAGGACGGCCGCGTGCACCTGGTCGGCTACGGCCGCGCCAACCACGCCGGCCTGGGCGACCCGGACGTCCTGGCCGCGATCATCGCCGAACGCAAGCCGCCCGCCGACAACGAAGCCACCGTCGACGGCAACCGCCACTTCTACGGCTTCGAGTGCGAGAACCGCGGCGACAACAAGGACCCGTGGCCCGAGAAGCAGATCGAGGCCATCGTCCGCGTCATCGCAGCACTCTGCCGCCACCACGGCTGGAGCCCCCGTTCCGCGCTCCGCCACATGGACTGGCAGCCCGGCAAGGTCGACCCCCGCGGCCCCGGCATGGACTGGGACGACATCCTCATCCGAGTCGACGCCCGCCTCGCCGGCGACAAGCCGAACACCCCCGAGCCCACCGCGCCCACACCGCTCCCGAAGCCGACCAAGCCCGTCGTGGACCTGTCCAAGCTCGTCGCTGCCGCCAAGTCCAACCCAGCGGCAAAGGGCACACCGGTCACCTACTCGGGCGTGAAGACCGTCGAGACGGCCCTGGTCGACGCCGGCCTGCTCGCCAAGCGCTACTCGGACGGCCACTACGGAACCACCACGCTCGCCGCCTACGCCGCCTGGCAGAAGCGCTGCGGATACACCGGCAAGGACGCCGACGGCATCCCCGGCCGCACCTCCCTCGAACGCCTCGGCAACAAGTACGGCTTCACCGTCGTCGCGTGACCTCCGCCCTTCCTACAAGGAGAAACCCGTGAAGATCTTCGGACGCGAACCCGCCCTGTGGCTCAACAGCCTGGCCGCCGTGCTCGGCCTGGCCGTCACCTTCAACGTCGGCGGCCTGGACGCCGAAGAAGCCGGCTGGATCGTCGCCGGATGCTCCGCGATCCTCGGCGCGATCGCCGCGGCCCTCACCCGGCCCATCGCCGTACAGGCCTTCACCACCGCCGTCGCCACCATCGCATCCGGCGTCGCCGCGTTCGGCTACGAAGCCGCCCCCACCCACGTGGCAGCCATCAACGGCTTCGTCCTGGCCGTCCTCATGTTCGTCACCCGCGGCCAGGTCACGCCCGCCACCCCCGCTCTGACCGCCAGCAAGTCGTCTTCACCGGCCGTCTGACCGGAACCCGCCATGAGCGACGAGCCGACGCCCGGAGAAATGGTCCGGCGACTTGAAGATCGGCTCGCCGATGTCCGCGACGACATCCAGCAACTCGGCCGCCGCATGGACGAGAAGGTTGACCAGCGCATCTACGACCTTCGACACGAGGCACTGTCCGGGCGGGTGTCGACGCTGGAGACCCTTCGAGAAAAGGACACCGAGAAGTTGGTGGCCACCCGCAGGTGGCTGATCGGAGCCGTCGTGGTGCCGCTCATCGGGATCTTCCTTCCCGTCGTCCTCCTACTGGCGCGGGGGACAGGGTGAGTCGAGCGCAGATCCGGGCGCAGGAGAAACGCCGCCGCCGCGGCGACGGGCTGGCCGTCGTCGCGGCCATCGTGCTGGGCGCGACCGTTTGCTGGATCCTGTTGGAGGTTCTGGCGCTGCAGGACGACCTGCGGGCATCGAACGAGGCCCGTGACGCGCTGGCCGAGCAGGTCCAGTCCCTGGGCGAGAAGCCGGTGGCCGGGCCGCCGGGGTCGCGAGGAGAACCCGGCAAGAGCGTAGAGGGCCAGCCGGGGCCGTCCGGACCGCCCGGCCCGTCAGGGCCCGCCGGGAAAGACGCTCCGACCATCTCCCCCAGTCCTGGACCGCCCGGCCCGCAGGGGCCCGTGGGCCCGGCAGGTGCCGACTCCACGATCCCCGGACCGGCAGGGCCCACGGGCCCGGCCGGGCAGGACGGAGCACCCGGCCAGGATGGTCAGGACGGGCAGGACGGCGCCGACGGTGCTGATGGAAGCGCTGGGGCGCCGCCCAGCGAGTGGACGTTCACCGACCAGGACGGCAACACCTACCGGTGCGTACCAGTGTCGGACTTCGACCCAGCGCAGCCTCGCTACCAGTGCACGCAGACGTCCACGGCTCAGCCGGACCCCGAACCGTCCCCTACCCAGCAGCCCACCCCGTCGGACACACCGTCCTCGCCGGGGCTGTTGATGCCCCTGTCACTTCTTGACCGCCGCCGCGACTAGGAGACCAAGATGACCACGGTGACCGGGAAGCTGATCGGGCCGCGCTGGCGGTCGCCCTGGACCAGCTGGGCCTGATCGACGACCAGACCACCGCCTGACCTCCGGCTACGGGGCGATGCGCCCGTTGGCGTTGAACGCGGCGTGGGTGAGCGGCATCAGCCGGGCCCACTCGGCTTCCATCTTCTCTGCGACCATCTCGATCTCGCGCTGCGGGCTGGACTTGATCGCGGCCGCGGGGTGGGTGGTGCGCAGCCCCAGGAAGTGCATCAGCGACCGGGCGTTGCACGTGGCGTAGGCCGATGAGTACAGGCCGACCGGCAGGACGGAGCGAGCCACCTCCCGGGCCACGCCTGCCGCGAGCATCGCCTGGTACCCGTCGTACGCCTGCCGGTAGGCATTCACCATCACCCGGTCGACGAGCTCGTGCTGGGCTGCGGTGCCGGGCTCGAACCGGTAGTGGCCGGCCTTGCCGACCTGGACCAGGCGCCGGTCCGGGCCCGGAATGTAGAAGACGGGCTGGAGCTCCCGGTAGCGGCCGGACTCCTCGTTGTAGGACCAGCCGACGCGGTGCCGCATGAACTCGCGGAAGACGAAGATCGGGGCGCTGATGAGGAACGTCATCGAGTTGTGCTCGAAGGGGCTGTTGCCGCACCAGAGCGGCATGCCGTTCCGACGGACGTAGACGATGCCGTTGGGCACGGTGACGCAGTGGACCATCCCCTTGTACTGCACGCTGCGCACCTGACGGTCCCGGTCGGCCCTGGTCCAGCCGATGCGCTGGTGGAGCTTCCGGCTCTTGTAGATGGTCATCTGGAAGACCGGCTTGGTGCCGAAGTGCCCAGCGCCCATGACCTGTAGGCGCCACGTCGCCGCCGTGCCGATCTTCGCTGCTATCTCCTGCACCTGGTCGCGCAACACGGCGCTGGTGGTGGTGTAGGTGCGACGGCCATTCTGAGCTGTGTGCCCATCTGAAGCCATCAAGCCGTCCAGGAGGGCGGTCAGGGACTCCGGCGAGCTGTCGAGCAGTTCGGCGGGCACTGTCTTCTCGCGCTCGCTGGTGTACGACCGCTTGGCCAGGAGCCTGAAGTCGGCGTCCGTCAGCAAGCGGTAGCGGTCGCCGTGTTGCGTCACGCGGAAGCCGCACGCTTCTGCGGCTTCATGGAGGAAAGCGATCTTCCTAGGGCGGCGGAGGTGGAACTCGATGGAAGCCGCCAGATTGCCGTCACCGATGAAGAAGCCGAGCAGAGCCATGCGGGCTGAGTCAACGGATCGCTCGCCAACCCATCTTCCGAAGGCCAGTGGCACCTTGTGGCACCGGTAGTGCAGTTCCCAGGCGTCGTGCATGTTCCAGTGCCACCCTTTGTGAGTGCGGGCGGCTGCCAGCATCTTGTGATCCGGCGTCACAAGGAGATCGGTGGACATCCCCTTGATCCGGATCATCTCGCCGTCCCACGGCTTGTGGATGACGCGGAGGGCGCGCTGATACTCCTGCACCCCGGTCACCCGGTTGACCGTCAGGAACTCTTCGGTGCCGTCCACGTCGGGCCATCTCTTCCAGCCGGCGCGGGTGAGGACCTCGGTTTCGTCGTCGTAGCAGCCGTGCCTGTCGCGCATCAGGTAGTTGATCAGCCCCTTGGACCGCTCGGGGTCCTTGCCGATCTCGTCGATGGACTGCTCGCCGAGGGTGGAGACGCGGGCGGCGAAGAGGACGTCGGCGTCGGACGCGGTGTGCTTGACCAGCTCCACAGTCACGTCACTGCGGAAGACGGGCTCGAGGGAAGGGGCGTCGGGCACGGGCGGGCTCCGTTCGGGAAGGCGGTACGCCCATCGTCCCGGCCCCGGCGCGAGTCGTTCCCTCCGCACGATCGTACGATGGCCGCATGAGCACCCCCACCTCCGCCAGACCCAAGCCGCCCACCCCTGAGTGCGCTCCGTCGCAGGTCGGGCCGTGTTCGAAGTGCCAGGAGCCGTGCCACCGGTACGGCCTGGGCGGATGCCCGCTGTGCGTGGTCTGCCAGCAGGAGCTGGAGGAGTGGCGGGCCAAGCAGAAGGCCTGAGCCCTCGGGCGTTGTCAGTGGCCGCAGGTACCGTTGATGCAGTTCGGGCTGCTGTGGGCCAAAGGAGGCCCATGACGGGCGGCAGTCCTGTACGCGGGGAGGCCAGATGGCCAAGAGCGGCGGGTTCAAGTTCTCGGCGAGCGATCAGCGGAAGCTGGAGCGCGCGGTGCAGAAGCAGGCGTCGAAGGCACTGCGCCCGCTGGCTGCCGATCTGGAGTCGATGCTGAACGGCATGTCGGGCGAGTTCGAGGGGCGCCCGGTGGAGGAGATCAAGCCGGTGCTGGCTCAGCGCTGGGCGAAGGCGACGCCGGGCGGGTCGATCACGGAGCCAGAGCTGACGCAATACGCGGAGCAGATCGCGGCTGGTGGGTCCTTCACGATGCGGACCTGACCATCGGTAGCCTGCATGACGGTGCCCCCGCTGCTTTCCTCAGCGGGGGCACCGTTGCGTTGATCAGACTCGAGGGAGCACGACCTGGCCGTCTTCGGTGAGCCGGCGCCAGAACGTCCCCTCGGACTCGTGGACGACACGGGCGGCTTCCACGGGGTCCTCGGTGGTGAGGATGGGCTCCCAGTCGTCGGGGCCGGGACGGCTTCGGGCTGTCCCGTCGACCTGATAGGTGGCCATGGTCGGTGCCCTCACTTCTCGGTGGCGCGGTCAGTTCCAAAGGCGGTGCGCCAGGCGCTCATCAGGTCACGACGCGTCATCTCAGAGACGCATTCTCCTGCCATAGCCGCCATGAGCGCACAGCTGAACGCGTCGTTGGCCTCCCAGAAAGGGCCACCCTTCGACCACGTGTGCTCAGTGGCCGCATCGCACGCCTCAGCGGCGTCACTCCAGTCGGCGAGCCCAGTTCCAGATAGCGCAGCATGCGCCTCCTCCAGGTCAAGCTCCCAGTTCGGGCCCAGTGCATAGGAGGCGATTTTCTCCGCCTGTTCCCGTGTGAGATTGGCAGCCTGCTGCAGGACGACCATGACGTCCCGCCAGTTCTTGCCGAGCAGCAGGGCGAGATCAGCGTCGGTGCAGTTCTCCGGGTCGGCGGCACGAGCGTGCTGGGCCAGGGTCTCGGTGACTCGCTCGTCCAAGTTGCTCAGCTCGTAGCTCATGCTCGGTGTCCTCACTTCTCGGTGGCGCGGTCAGCGGGCTGGTAGTCGTGCCGGTAGCCGCGCTGCTCAGGGTGGCAGCGGCGGCAGAAGCCTGCGCCGTGCTGCTTCTGGTACCAGTCCCGGTGCACGTCACCAGCGTGTCCGCAGGCGGCGCAGGGGGTGGTGCAGGTGTGCGAGGTGCAGCCGTCTCGGACATCTGCCTGCGTGGGGCCACCGCACGTCGTGCACGGACCGGTCTGGGTGGTGGTGGCGGTCATGGTGTCCTCACTTCAGTCGTCGCGGTCGGCGGGCGGGCCGACCTCGGGGGTGGTCTCCAGCTTGTCGGCCTCGGCGCGTAGCGCTCCGGCCTTCTCCAGCCACATGCGCTCGTCGTCGGTACGCGGCCCGGCGGTGACCGGAGACACGCGGCTTTCCAGCTCGTCGGCGCGGGCCCGGAGTTCGGCAGGTGTCGGCATGATCGGTGTCCTCACTTCTCGCGGTGGTGTCGGTTGACGTGGTTGTTGATGCTCTCGCGGGCGCCCCGGTAGCCGCAGCCGCGCGGGCACTCCAGCCACAGCCCCTTGTCCACGGCGGCCTTGGTGACGGACTTGTCGTCGTCGGGGCCGTAGCCGTGGGCGTGGAGCATCTGGGCGACGGAAGCGTCGTAATGGATGGCGAGGAACGCGGCTTCGGCGGTCTTGTCGTGGCCGGCGGCGAAGTACCGGCCGTAGCCGATCTCCTTGCCGCAGCCGCAGTAGCAGCGGCCGGTGGGCTGGGCGGTGGTGTCGCTCATGGTTCGTGTCCTCAGTGCTCGGTCGCGGTGAGCGCATCTTCCAGGCGGTCGGCCTCTCGACGGAGACTGTCGGCCTGCTCCGGGTGGTCGTGGTTCAGCCGGTCGGCGGCCTCGCGGAGCACGGCCGGGTCGGTGTGCCGCTGCTCCCACTGGGGATCGGCCAGACTGCCGGGCAGCGGGCCTTCGGACCGGCAGTTCTCGCACCAACGCCGGTAGGCGCCGGGGTACTCGACCTCGCACTCGCAGTTCGGGTCTCGGTATCGCATGGCGAAGTACCTCTTTCCTCGTGGCGGCGGCTGATGCTCTATCAGCGTAGCCATCCTTGGAATGTTTGGCAACCCTTGGATTCCTTGGATGGAGATGTCGGTGAGCGGGCCAGGTTGAAGGAGGCGGGCGAGCGCAGAATCGCTCCTGACGAAGAATCTGACGCCCTGTCACGCGATAAGCTCACATGCGCCGCATCTCAGCGCCCTTTCGCCCGTTGACCATGCGTGCGCGCTGAAGAACGACGGCAACTCGTCGGTGACGAAGTCATCGCCCACATCCGTTCCCAGACCAGGGCAACGGAACGGCTCACTCTGGATAATGTTCCTTTAGAGGACCGTTCGTCCCCCTGCACTCCGGAGGTCGTCATGGGGCACCGCCCATACCCGAACGCCGACCGGAGTCGTCGGTACGTTGACGCCCGACACGGCAGCAACTGCCCTCGGTGCGGACACCGCGCCAGTGTCCACCCGTACAGGCGCGGCCAGTTCGAGTGCGGCCGCTCTCGCGATGGCATGCCGTCGTGCCGTGAGTGCTCCGCCCGGATCGTGCGGCTCAGGAGCGGGCCGTTTCCCGCGCTGGCGGATGCGGCCGTGGGATTCCAGATGCTCATGCCGCCGCTGCCGTCCGCGAATGTGACACCGGGGCGTGCGGTGATCGGCAACCAGATCACCGTGGCGGTGAAGGGCAACACCATGTCCGTGGCGGACGCGGTCCGCTGTGGCCTGATCTCCCTGGATCGCTCCAGGCGACGCGCATAACGTGTGTTAAGCATGATCGCCGGTAGACTCAGATCATGAGTGAACCGGCGCTCCCACAACCCACCATGGCAGACATCGAAGCCCTGGAAGCCTTCATCAAAGCCCGCGTCACCCCGCTCCATCGCAAAGCCGCCTACAAGTCCGAGGAGCTAAGAGCGTTCCAAGCCCTACTGGACGCCGTGACGGTCACGATCGGCTCTGCCGAAGCCGCGACGAAGCAGGACCAGTATCTCGGCATGCAACGCCTCACTCTGGCCGTCATCGCCCGCCAGTGGAACGACCACCCAGACTTCCAGGCTGAGTGGAACAGATGAGCAACCACACGGTCACCACCCGGCCCCGTGCCGAACTCGCAACCCCCGGCAGCGCGGAGGAGGCCCTGTTCTGGCTCCGCGACACCCTCGGTACCGTCGCCCGCCGCGACCCCCGCACCCGCCGCTGACGCTGCCTGGGCAGGGATCATCTCCTATGGCGTCGGATAACCTCTCCTTATCCGATCACATAGGGGAGCGGTCCGTGAACGACAGAGAGAACGTCCTTCAACACATCAACGGCCTGTTCTACATGGACCTCGGGCTCTGCGGTTGCGGCAATCCCGAAGAAGCCTTCGACCTCGTACGAAACCTGCTCAACCTGACCCCGTTCTACGAACACCGCGAACAGATCACCGAACTCATCGGGACCGGCGCTTCCGGCCACATCATCCTGTCCGCACTGGACAAGGCCGACCTGATCGAACACGGCAACACCATCCACGGATCGTGGCTCACCAACAAGGGCCAGTGGCACCGCAAGGCCATGGCCACCGTGGACGACTGGGAGCAGATCGACGTCGGACTGCCCCACAACGGAAAGTCGTGCACCGACGCCTGCTGGGCACAGCCCATCCCGCAGGGCACCCGCCCATGAACGAGCACCTCCCCGCAGTACAGCCCGAGCGTGCCGCGCTCATCCAGAAGTGGGCCGCTCGGCACGGCATTGACACCGCCCACCGCCTCGCCCAAGCCGAAGACCTCGCCGACGCCGTCCGCCGCGAAATCGCCGCCGAAAACACCGAAGACACCTACACCAAGGCCTGGCGGGTGTGGGAACGCTTCACCACCACCCAAGACTTCCCCCTGCTCGAGGGCTCCCGCGGTGCGCTCGTCGCCTACGTCGCCTGGATGCTCCGCCAAGGCCAAACCAACGGCACCGGCTACGCACCCAGCTCCGCCTCCACCATCCTCGCCGGAACCGTCGTCGAACTCCGCCGCCGCGGCGTCACCGTCACCCGCGACGACCAAGCCGAAGCACGCACCGCTCTCGAGGGCCTGGCCGTCAAGCTGCTGAAGAACAAGGAACGCCGCGGCCGCGGCAAAGCCGCCGCGGCCCAGGTCCCCGACCTCTACCGCGTCGTCCGCGCCTGCCCCGACACCCTTGCCGGCCACCGGGACAAGGCGCTCATCCTCACCAGCTTCCACTACGCCGCCCGTGCCCAGGATCCCGCCGGCTTGCTCGCCCGAGACGTGACCCTCCACCCGCGCGGCCTGATCATCTCCATCCTCACCGGCAAGACCAAGCACAGCGTCCGCGACGCCAAGATCCTCTACCAGAAGGACCCAGAGATCTGCCCCGTCGAAGCGTGGAAGGCATACCGGGAACGCCTGGTCGCCGACGCCGACCCCAAGTGGTCGCAGCCGGACGCGCCCGCGTTCGTCGGCATCAACCGCTGGGACGCTGTTACCGGGGGCATGGTCCCCGACTCCGTCACCCGCGCCATCAAACGCATCTCGGTGCGAGCCGGCGTCAAGCTCGCCTGGACCGGTCACAGCCTCCGCATCGGCCACGCCTCCACCGCCCGAAAGCAGGGCAAGGACGCTATCGTCATCGCCGACCAGGGCGGCTGGGCCCGACACTCCCGCTCCATGAACGGCTACTTCCAGATCGAGGACGGCTGGGACGACAACTCCACCGCCGACCTCACCTGACGGCCACTGAGAGGTCAGGTCTCGTCCGGTGTCTGCGCAAGGCGTAGTGCGATCTGGCGCAGCAGGTCAGCTGTGCCGATATCGGTGCGCCCGGCATCATGCACGCTGGCGAGCTCGGAGAAGAGGAAGGCGAACGCGCTCATGATGCGCACGGTGCAGGCCACAGATGCTTGGGCGACCAGGTCCCCAGCCTGCTTCGCGGTAGCGTCAGATGGGACGGTGACGGTCGGCAGCATCTCGTTGAACAGCGATCCGATGGAGTCGTCGAGCCGATAGTCCGCTTCGATGTCTTCGGTCATAGCGTCGTACAGGCCGCGCGACTCGGTGAGGATGCCTATGGCACGGAGGATGACCTCGTTCTGGTGCATGGGCGCAGCGTAGTTCGCTACCCGCTTGCCGGCAGGTCCCAGAATCCGGTGTGGGCGAGGGTGTCGGCGGTGACCGGGGGTGTGCGTTCGGCGAGGAGCGGGTGGGTGGCGGCCATCTGCCGGATGATGAGGTTGGGGTAGCCGGACTCGATGGGGCGGCCGCCCTGGACGGTGATGAGGGCGTGGACGCCGTCGTCGGGGCGGATGCGGTGCGGCAGGTACTCCTTGAGCGCGGCGACGGTGAGCGGTTCGAGGACGTGTTTCTTGCCGACGTTCTCGTATTCGTAGTCGGGGGCGCGGACTTCCCAGGTGCCGTCGCCGAGGTCGTAGAGGTGGCGCATGTCGACGCGGGCGACTTCCGCCGGCCGGAGGCCTTCGAGGAGGAGGTAGGCGATGAGGCGGTCGCGGCGGTAGTGGCGGGCGCGGTCGGGTCCCCACATGCCGATGCAGGTGAGGAAGACGGCGCGTTCCATGGGGGTGAGGCGGCGGGGTGGGGTGGCGTCGCGGTCGACGCCGGAGCGGAGCATGGTGAGGTCGGGGACCAGGCGGATGGCGCCGCGGTCTTTGGCGGCCTCGTAGTACTGCGTCAACGCGGTGATGCGCCGGTCGTGGGTGAGTGCGGCGGCGCGGTGGTGTTCGGCGACGTGGGCGAGGGCTGCGGGCCCGTCGAAGGGGCGGCCGTCGAGCTGGTCCACGAGGTAGGTGCCGGCCCAGGCGGCGATGTGCTCGATGCCGCAGTCGAAGGGGTCCACGGGGGGCTTCTGGGTGGCGCACCAGGTGAGCCAGCGGGTGACCTCACGCTGGTATTCGATGCGGCTGGAGGAGCGCAGGGGCGCGGTGGTGAGCCAGTCGTCCAGGAGCGTGAGGGGGTCCATGAGCCCTCAGTATGCCCGCCCCACACTACAGATCAAGATCCTTAGTAAAACCTCGGGCCCCACTCCACTAGCGCAGGGCGCGTGGGCGAGGGTCGGGGGCGGGTCCGGGCCCTGTACCACGACGGGCGGTTGGGGGTGGGGGTCTCCCGAGGTTTTACTGAAAGATCACGTTCCGGATGGGCGGGCCCTCACGGGTCTCTTCGCGGTGCTGAGAGCACGCTATGCCCGATCCGGCGGAGCATTCCCCCCGCTTCCCCTGCGGCGTGTCCCGGGCCGGTTTCCCCGTTCGGCTACCGGCGCCGGCACTGCGGCCGCTAGGGTCTTCGCCAGAGCCCTTTCTCAAGCTCGCGTGTCGAACGAGCGGGCGGACCACTCCTGACGGGAGTGGTTCTCCTGCGCCCAGTAGATACGCATACGAGAAAGGAATCCTCTTGAAGAAGAAGCGCAAGCCAATCATCACCTGGCCCCGTGTCAGGCGGGCCCTAGCCAAGGTGGCAGGTGTCGTACTCACCAAGGCCATCTGGGAATGGCTGGGCCTGTAGAGGCGAGGAAGGGCTTACGGGGAACCACCCCGGGAGTACGACCCGGGGCCCCGGCCACCCATCCTGACGCCCCCACTACAGGCCGGGTATGGGGTCTTGGTCCACGTCGTGCCGGTCGCATCCGTGGCGCGGCTCCGGATCGCACTCGGGCCCTAGCCGGCGCTGACGGCTGATCGGGTCGGTCAGTTCCTTCTTGCAGTCGCGGCACCACACCCGGGCAGACCCGCCGGGGTCGATGAGCAGCGCTTCCTGTCGTCTGCTGTCCATGACTCCAGTGTCTTCCTGAAGAGGCCTAGCGGCGTGAGGAGATCGGATAGTACGCTGCGCGTGCGCGTTCAGTGTGAGTTGAGGCCACCAACCCCGGCGTGGGGTGGTGGCCTTCGTCGTGTCCGGGGTCAGGCGTCAGGCGTCAGCGGCGCCGGCCGTTTGAGCCTCCTCGTAGCTCCTGTAGTCGTCGATGCTGGCGTCGGCCTTGTAGCCGGCGCTGCGGAGCGCGCTCTCGATGATGTGGGTGACCTCGTCGGTCTCGCCGGATGCGCCGTTGAGGTTGGTGACGGTCACGGACAGGTGGGCGAAGTGGCTGTGCACAGGGATGGTTTCTTTCGGTCTAGGCGGCGAGGGTGGTGGTGGAGCGGGTGACGGCGGTGCGGGGGAGGTAGTCGCGGCCGAGTTCGCGGGCAATCAGCTGCTGCGCGCTGCGGACCACCATGCCGCGCCCGGCGGGGGTCGTTGCCTCCGGCTGCTCCAGGACGAAGCCGATCCTGTGGAGCGTGTAGGAGACGATCCGGTCGGCAAAGAAGGAGCGGGCGTCGCCGCGGAGGCGGCAGCCGGCGCGGAGCTGGATGCGGCCGGTCTTGGTGGTGCGGATGTCCCAGGGCTCGACGGTGCGGATCGTCTCCTCGCCCTTCTCGTCGAGGTAGGTGATGGTCACCGCGTGCTGGCGGTCGATGGCGCGGTAGAGGTCGGTGAGGGTCTGGGTGGTGGTCTGCTTCGCGGTGTGCTTCATCGGTGTCCCCCCTGGTTGGTGCGGTGTGGTTCCACCGTAGACCAAGAAGCATTGCATTGCAATGCACATGGCTGTACTGTTGAGGTTGTTGGGGCGCCGCTCCGACCGCCACCCCTCGGGCATGGCGTTGCAATGCAGATTGGAGGAAACTGGTGGCCAACGCCCCCACGCGTCCGCCTGGCCACGCTCGGTTCGGGCGGCGCCCGCCGAAAGGACACCGCCGCGTGCCTCGCCCCATGCGCGACCGCCTGCTGACCGCCGCCGACCGTCTGGAGGAGGCCGGCTACCCGGACTCCGCCGCGGATGTTCGGGCCGTTGCCGCTCCGGGCGGCTGGACGATGCTGCGGTCCACGGAGAGCTCCGGCGGGACGAACCTGCCGCTGACGATCGACCGGGATGTGCGTGACCAGTTGAAGGCGAAGGCCGACGAAATGGGCGTGACGCTGGGGTCGGTGGTCGCGGACGGTTTCCGCAAGGTAATCGCTGGCCAGTGGCTCCCGCCGAAGTTGGCGCCCGGCCCGACGGCGAACAAGGTCGTGCTGAACGTGCGGGTCGATGACTCGCTGCGCAAGCAGATCGACGCCCGCAAGGACGAGCTGAAGAAGCAGCTCGGCTATCGAGTGACTCAGTCGTCGATCGCGATCGCGTTCATGGCCGAGGACCTGGGCGTCGAAGTTGCCACGACGGATGACGCTTGGCTGACGGAGCCCGGCGAGTAGCGGCTTTCTGGGGCGGGCCGGTGTGGATGCCGATGCCCGGGCCGGCCTGTCGCCCCACCTTTCACTGAGCACAACCTCATAGGAGAGACCTCACATGGCGAATGCCATTGAGGCCCCCGCCGGCACGATGGCGGAGGGCCCGACCTCGCACACCCTTTTCCAGGCCGCTCGACCGGCCAACACGTTCGGCTACACCCGGCAGGAGCAGATCGAGGCGCTGCACAAGCTGCGGGAGCCGTTCGCTCCGACAGAGGTGCGCCACCTTCCCCGTGTCTGGTGCGGGGCCTGCAAGAATGCGCCGCGGGGGCAGAGCTGCCAGAGGCACCCGATCACAAGGTGCGCCAAGTGCAAGCAGAAGATGCCGAGCGACGGTCACATCGACCTGGCATACGTCGGGCACGCGGAGGCGACAAACCGGCTGCTGAACGTAGACCCCTTCTGGGACTGGGAGCCGCTGACGGTCGACGAGCGGGGCCTTCCCACGTTGGACGGCTACAGGGGCCTGTGGATCCGGCTGACGGTGTGCGGGATGACCCGTCTCGGGTACGGGCACGCCGGTGACAAGACGGGCGGCGACGCCATCAAGGAGATCATCGGCGACGCGATCCGTAACGCTGGTATGCGGTTCGGGATGGCGCTGGATCTGTGGACGTCTTCGGATCTGGAGATCATCGAGTCCGGCAACAATCCGCAGGACCAGGGCGGGGCCGAGAGCGGTCTTCCGGCCGGTGACGGAAAGACCGAGGAGTCGCGGGAACAGGCGTTCGCGCGGCTGACGGAGCAGTACCGCAACTGCTGGGGCAACGCCCTGGCTCTGGGACAGATCCGTCTCGAGGGCAAGAACCTCGGGTTCTCGAAGGAGCGGGTGCAGGGGCCGCCGCCGGAGTCGAAGTGGATGACGTTCGACGAGCTGCTGGAGGCCCGGGTCTACGAGCTGAACGCTCCGCAGGGCGGCGACGCGGAGAGGAGCGTTGCCTGATGTACCGCCACGACGACAATGCGCTCACCGTGATGGACTGGTTCTGCGGCGCCGGAGGCTCCAGCCAGGGCATGCACGCCGTGCCCGGGGTGCGGGTGGAGCGGGCCGCGAACCACTGGGAGCGGGCCATCCAGTCCCACGAGGCGAACTTCCCCGACGCGTCCCACTACCGCGGCGACATCCGCAAGGCCCCGGTGTGGGCGTGGCCGGTGACGGACCTGTTCTGGGCGTCGCCGGAGTGCACGAACTGGTCGATCGCCAAGGGCAAGCAGCGCAGCTTCGAGAAGGCCATCCAGGGTGACCTGCTGGACCTGTACGCGGAGATGGAGGCCGCGAAGTTCAAGATGGTCGATGAGGAGGATGAGGATCCGAAGGCGTCGGAGGAGGAAGAGTCCCGGGCGCTGATGGAGGAGGTGCCGCTGTATCTGCGCGGGGTGATCGAGCGGGGCGGCCTGGTGAAGGCCGGCGTGGTCGAGAACGTCGTGGATGTGCGGGCGTGGGCGGAGTGGGATCGGTGGCTGGGCGAGCTGCACAAGATGGGCTACCTGACGCGTGTCATCGCCCTGAACAGCATGCACGCTGATCCGCGGAGCGTGCACAAGGCTCCGCAGTCCCGTGACCGGCTGTACGTGGCGTACTGGCACCGGTCGCTGGGGCGGACGCCGGACTGGGACAAGTGGCTGCGGCCGCGGGCCTGGTGCCCGGGGTGTGAGTCGTGGGTGCAGGCGGTGCAGTGGTTCAAGACGCCGGGCCGGGACATGGGCCGCTATCGGGCGCAGTACGTGTACCGGTGTCCGAGGGTGTCGTGCCGGAACCGGGTGATCGAGCCGGAGACGCTGCCTGCTGCGGTGGCGATCGACTGGTCGATACCGGGGCAGCGGATCGGGGATCGTGCCCGGCCGTTGGCGGAGAAGACGCTGCGCCGGATCGAGGCGGGGCTGGAGCGGTTCTCGCAGCCGGTTGCGGCTCCGGCGGGTGGGGTGGCGGTGCCGCCGCTGCTGATTCCGGTGGAGGGCCGTGACGGGAAGGAGCCGCGGTCGGCCAACGATCCGCTGCGGACGCAGACGGCGCGGAACGAGACCGGTCTGGCGTGGCTGCCGTTCATCGCGGAGCTGCGCGGGGGCGGATCGGTGGCTCGTCCGGTGACGGAGTCCCTGGCGACGGTCACAGCTTCGGGTAACCACCATGGACTGTGTCTGCCGGCCGGGGTGGACCAGCACATGCTGATCCCGTACTACGGCACGGGCGTGGCCAGGTCGGTGCGGGAGCCGGTCGGCGCGTTGACGACGCGGGACCGCTACGCCCTGGTGCGCGGCGAGGTCGACATCGACGACGTGATGTTCCGGATGCTCGAGCCCCGTGAGATCGGCCGGGCGATGTCGTTCGCCGACGAATACATCGTGCTGGGCAGCAAGCGGGAGAAGGTCCGCCAGTACGGCAACGCGGTGACGCCGAACGCCGCGGAGGTCCTGGTGTGCGCGCTGGTTGAGGCGATCACCGGACAGGAGATGGACCGCTACTCGGACGACAGCCCGTACGCCGTCGTCGCCTGAACCACCCGGGCCCGCCGTTGTGCGGGCCCTCGAGGGCTCTGCCCTCCCAAGTCCCCGCTTCTGGGGCGCCTCGTTTCACCTCACCCTTCTACGGCCGTCGTGCCGGATCGAGGTCTTGTCGTGTCTGAACTCGTGTCGTGGCTGGTTGCGCATCCGGAGCGGTGGGTGGTGCCGGCTGTTCTGGTGGCCGCTGTGGCTGGTACTGGGCTGGCGTTGTGGTGGGAGCGGGTGTGTCCGTCGTCGTGGACGCAGGGTCCGGAGCATCGTGCGGCGATGGAGGCGTGGCGGGCCCGTCCGGTGTCGGAGCAGGCCGCGGTCGACGAGGCGGTCCTGAACGCCGAGGAGGCGGCTGCTGTGGCTGCGCGTGAGGCGGCTGAGCGTGCGGTGGGGGACGCCGCACGGACCGGGTCCCTGTACCGCTGATCTGTTGTTTCTTCCCTGTTCTGGAGGTGAGCGTCTTGATATCTGCTCGATCCTTGACGGCCGTCGCGGCGTTCACCGTGGCGGCCGTTGTTGTGTGGGCTGCGGTGCGGCGTCGTGAGCGTCGGTTGCGGCGTGAGGCGGTGTCGGAGCGGCTGATGGCTGGCCGGATGTGTCACGACAATGCGGCGCTGGTGGAGGAGCTGGCGCGGTTTCAGCGGCGGGTGGATCCGTTGCTGGTGCGGGAGGCGGTGACGGCTGCTGCGGGTGTAGTGGTCGATGAGGTGGCTGACGATGCGGGGTTCGAGGTTCCGCTGGAAGGAGGTCCACGGTGACGGAGCAGGTGAAGTCGAGCGAGCAGCTGCGCAGGGAGTGGCTGGACCACCCGCATTTCCGGTATCGGGGGTGCGCGCCGGATGCGGATGACCCGTCGCGGATGGCGGGGGACCCGAGCTTGCCGGTGGGTGCGCATCACGGTCCAGACGCGTTCGTGGCGGAGGGGCAGAAGGAGCGTCGTGCCCGTGAGGCCGCTGCGGTGGAGGTGTGCGTGTCGTGCCCGGTGATGGTGGCGTGTGATCTGTACGCGTCGTCGGTGCGGGCGGACGGCAAGTTGGCGGAGCCGGATGGTGTGTGGGGTGGCCGTCCGGCGTTGGAGCGGCATAAGGCGCTCATCGCGGCGCGGCATGCGGTGCCGGCGGCGTCGGGGCGCCGGTTCGAGACGCCTCAGAAGCAGGCCGTGCTGAGGGCGTTGGCGGTGTGCTGGGATCCGTTCGAGGTTGCGGCCGCGGCCGGGGTGGACGTCAGGACGGCGAACTGGCAGCGCTCCAGCCTGGTGCGCTTGCTGGGGCTGCCGAAGGACGCGTCGCGGATGCGGGCTCTGGCCGCGGCCCGGGAGCGGGGCCTGCTGGACGGTGTGGACTTGGTGGTCGATGACGGGTCGGTGCCGGCGGTGCCGCCGCCGACGCCGACGAAGCCCGCCGCCCTGGCCGCAGCGGCCGCCGTCGACCGTCCGGCGGTTCTGTCGGTGGAGCGCACGCCGGAGGCCCTGCCTCGCGCGGTGAGGCAGCGGCGGAGGCGGGTCACCGCAGTCCGCGGCCAGCTGCCCCTTCCCTTCTTCGACGATCCGGCGCCGGCCGCGACCGTCACCCCCCTGTACTCGTCCACTCGCCGCCTGGAGGCCGCAGCATGACCACCCACCCCAACACCACCCCCGC